GCATTTTTTCCTCGTGCGTAGCCACCCATTATACACCATCCCCATAAAATGTTTGTGGTGAAATGAAACTAGATGTACCTTGATTATCTGCATCAAGTGCTCTTAACATTTCACTCTCATAAGTTCTTTCCAATGCTGGTGTTCTTTCAGGATCAAATTTTAAACTTAAATAATAAGCAAGTCCTGACATCATACATGGATAAAATCTATTAACAACATCTGCTGTGTTAGTGTAAGCACCTGTATCTTGAATTCGTGCCATGTAATAAAAACAAAATTGATAATTACTTGGTGTGGTTGCATCTGATACACTGGCACTAGGTGTTGTATATAAAAATATACTTGGATTTAATTTTCTTTGTGCATAATATTGTGAAGGTGTACCTTGTGCTAATTTATTAGGTGTTTGAGAATAAGCTGATCTATCTATTTTTGTAAGTGCAATATCTTGAGGAGCTGTTGGTTCCGAATTATTTCTATAATAAGCTTCTAAAACTTCATCTAAATCATTTGGAAAATTTGTAGAATCTGTTGCAAAACTATATTCAGCTTGTCCTTGTACTAAAGGTACTTTAGCTAATTTTACTTTCCATAAATGAACGCCTCTGTTAGCCCATTCTTGAAACATAATATTTAAAGAACGTCTTGCTGATCTTAATTGAAAACCAGTTCGTGTTCCTCTCATACTTGTTCTTTCAAAAGCTTCTTCTATTACTTCATCCATTGTTGGATTAAAAAATGTTTCACCTGAAGTTGGAGGAGTAGTTAAGGCAGTATTACCCATGCCTGAATGATTAGAACAATAATAAAATAAAACTGGAGCGCCGGTAGTTGCTACGGGAGCAACCACAATTTGAGTGTAAGCTCCTGCGGTTCCAGGAGTTCCATTAGTTGTTACACCTGTAGTATATTCTACTCCTGTTCCTGCTGTACCTCCAGGAGGAGTTCCCCAAGTTCCGTTTGCTGTTGCTGAAAATCTTAAAGGATGTGCCCCACCAGTTCCATTCGTAGAATCTGATTGATCAAATTTATAGGTGTTACCTTCTTGAAGTTCTAAAACGGGACTAACTTCTCCGTTTATATAGAACTTATTTGCGTTAGCACTATATTGGTTAGTACCAGTTGCAACCGTAACTGTGTAAGTAATAGTCGCCATTTAATTTCCTAGCCGTAGTAGAATGTTACATCAGCAATAGTTGTTAAACTTACCGTTGGTTTAGTATCACATTTAATACCTGTACCAGGTAAAGTAACATTATAAACCATTGGCTCTGAAGAGCCGTCTGGTGTTCCCCAAACTGCTAAAGAAGTTCCATTGTCTTCTAAATCTATAGTTCCGGCACCTGCTGTACAGTTTGCAGAAAAACCTAAAATTCTTGCAGGACCTGCAAAAATTTCTTGATTAGCTGCAGTACTTGTTATCCTTTTAGCTTTTATATCTACTGGATATGTACTCATAATTATTTTCTCCTGTTAAATTAGTGTGTGGGCCGAAGCCCACACTTAATTATTTAATTACGCTGACTCAGCGCCGTCTTTTTCGTCTGCAACAAAATAGTACAAAGTACCACTTGCAGAACCGGCTTGTGAAGCACTTGCAGTGTGAGTAACAATTACTTGTTCTCTTTGACCTGCTGGATTTACAATAGCTGGTCCTTTTTCAACACCGTTAACGATGTCACTTTTACCACCTAAGTAAGCTCCTGCAGTTCCACCAGCACCTACTGCTGCTGTTTCTGCTTTTGCATCAACTGCGATTCCATCTGCAAATGCATCTGGATCTGCAACTGCAAGACCAGTGACAATTGGAGTAAATCCAATATCCATTGCTCCACCAGCTGCTGCTACGCCGTCCCAAATTACAACTTTGTAAACGACAGCACCTTTTGGTAAAATTACTTGTGTAGTGTCTGTTTCTGATTTTTGCACACTTCCATCACCTGCTGTTAAAGTATTAGCAATGTGAAAGTTTGCTGTTGCTGCCATAGAACCAGCGACTGAATCTCTTAGACCGTCACCGTTTTCTCTGACATTTCCTGTAAAGGTTGTGTTTGCCATATTAATATCCTCCTAGATATCTTAAATGTAGTTCCTAGGGAAATCGACTATACGCGTCTACATCTAATTATTGTTAAATGTATAGTACGTTGTTTATATATGATTTTTTAGTAGAGTGCAAGAGAGCCCACGGTATTTGTGCAATTTTTGCGTTGTAGCTTTTGTTTATTAAGTAGCTACAGAAACTTGAGCGGCAGCGTCTTCTACCTTATTTACCAGATGCTCTTTTTTAGCCTCTGCTATTTTTATATGGCTAATTACTTCTCTGACTTTTCTGTCAATTCTAACCATATCGAGAGTATACTTACCCTCATTAAGATGCTCCTGCTCCCATTCTAGATCCAGTACTTTTTTCTGTTTGTACAGGTCGTTTAGATGTGATTGCATCACTAACCTCCTCATAGGTTATGCGTTTTATCTTGGGATCCATCATTTCTCCAAGATATTCCCACTTTACACCTTTTTCTCCTAGTTTGTCAACTATTGAATTTTCAATAGATTCAACATTATCTTCCGCAAAAACTTCAAATTCTGCGTGATATTTATAGGCGTTTATTTTTACTAGGAATTTTCTCATTTTCTCACCTTATTTAAAAAAAGGGGCCGAATTGTGTTCGGCCCCTAATTAATTATTTATTACGTAGCGTCAGATCCGAATATGCCTCTTGGATCAGAGAATCCAAAAACATATCTTTCTCTTGCTTTGTATCTTACGTTACCCGTATCAAAGTCGCCTTCCATAGAAGTTTTGATAGGTGATCTAACAAAATGTTTTAGACCATTAGGAACATCAGTTTTAACGAACCATTTTTTTGCATTTGTTAAGAAATGGTTAACAGTGTAACCTTGAGGAATCATCCCCATATTTCTTATTGCGTTAATGTCGTTATCTGCTGTACCTGTTCTACCTTCAGACTTCATCAGTCTGTCAGCAGTAAACTGAAGCTCAGAAGGAATAATTAATTTCATTCCTCTAGCCGCAATTTTTAGGCCTCTTTCATCAGTCATTTGACCGATATCGATCAATGCTTGTTCTAATGAAGTTTCATTAAGATCAGCTCCAGTGTCTAATTCATTTTTAAATGAACCAGCAATAGTTGGGTGATCTGTAGCAAATAATGCTTTTCCATCACCACCAGCAAATGATGCATTGAAACCATTGTTCAATACTGCTGCTGCCTTAACTTGCTTAGTGTTTGCCATAGATCTTGCTAACGCTTTTGTATATCTAGACGCAAGTCTGTCATACAAGTTATCTTCGATAGCTTCTTCTGTGATTGCAAACGCTAATGCGATTGTTTCGTTAGTGTAACGTGCTGTGAAAGTTTCTTGTGCATCATCAAACTGAACGCCTTGGCCTTCAGGTTTAACTGCTGCATTTGCAAAACCAGATAACATCACTTCTTCTTCGAAAGCTCTGTCAGATGATTCTGTGTCAAAAATTTCAGCATGCTCGTTAGCATACGATTTATACTCTAGTCCGAATAAAGCATTCAAACCAGGTTCTAGTTCTTTAACTAGTTGTGCTCTTGATATTGCCATAGTTATTTATCTCCTTATTCTATTAGTTGTATAAGAACGCGCCAGGATTAAAAGAAACAACAACGTCATAACCTGCAGCGTCTTCAGTTTGACCTGGGACTCCTGCTGATTTGTTAACGTATAATGCTCCGTTATTAACGTTCGCACCTGCACTTAAAGTTGCAGCTGAAAGTCCGTTAATTTGACCGCTAGCGGGTTGATCAATTAAATTGTAAGCTTCTGCAGCTCCTTGTTCTGTGAACCCAGGAGTTAATGCTGCTGAACATCTTACTGTGTATTCTTGATCGGGGTTAGTGTTTACAAACGCTGTTATATAAGCTGTTCCTGTATTGTAGTCAGTACCTGCAACAGTTCCAGCAGGAACAGAATTGCTCCATGTTGGTGTTGAAGTATTGTTGTCTACCCAAAACGCTCCATTCATTACACCAACGATTGGTGCTAATGCAGAAGTCCACGCTGCACCTGTAGAGGTGTCATCGTTTGCTGCATTGAATGTGATGTCTTGTATGAAACCAACTGTAGCTCCGTGAGCTCCAGCAGTTGTTTGGTAACCAACAGGATCGCCTTTATACATAGCATTTGGTAGTGTACTCAAAGACTGGACTGAAAATTCAGACTGACCACCTGTAGCTGGAGTACTTCCAACTGTCATGTTCTGTCTTAATCCAAATCCAGCTGTATTTGTATTAGCCATATTTGTTTTCCTTTTACTTATGAACCTGCCGTCGTGAAACGGCCTCCAGTTCTGGTTAATATATTTTGTTGGACTTAGAAATTGTTATAAGACTATTTCTTTGTACCACCAAAAGTTACACGAGTCTGCCTCTCTTGATTGATTGGCATACTTGGGTGCTGGTCCTTCAAAAGATCGTTGTTGATAGCATCGTCTTTGTCTTGAGTCTGCTTGTCATAGTAAGCTTCGATCTGCTTAGCGATCTCTTCTGGTATCTTAGCCAGCAATAAGCCTCCTACTCCAATAACCCCCGCATACTTACCTGTGGTTTCAGTTGGAAAATCTTGATCGGGATAATCTTCAGCTCTCACTAATTCGTATCCTTCTCTCAAAGATGCTGCTACGTTTTTCGTATCTTGGAAACCCATAGTTTCAGCTCTTATCCATCTGTGTCTATACCCAGCAGGTGGTTCGGGTGCATCGAGTGATGAGGGTGGAGTCCAAACTTTTTTAGAATCTGTTTTAGATCTAGTTTGACTCGCACGTGAGGTTTTTATATCGTCGTTTTTCATTTTATGCTCCTTCCGTGATTTTTAATTGTTTTGCATAATCTTCTAATGGCACGCCTAATCTTTTAGCAATTGCTACCTGTGATGGCGAGAGTCTCACAGTTTTACTTTTGCGTCCTGTTGAGCTCGAACGTCTAGCTGAAGCTACATTTTGAACTGGTTTAGCTCTTTCTGTAGTTGAACCATCTATCTTATCAAATTTGTGGGGGAATTCAAGTCTTATTCTTGAGTCCACTTCTTGATAATATTCATCAGATTGAGGGTCATATCCTTCTTGTTCTACAAGTGTTTTATGTAGATCAAAAGCAGTATGAGTCATAGCTGAATCAGTACCAAACCAAGTATTTTCCTTAGCCCAAGCTTCGGCTTTAGGGTCACTTTGTTGTCTTCTTGGTGTAGGTGCTTGATAAACAGGTTTTTCTTGTTTAGGAGCTTCTTCATTAAGTGTTTTTAAAGCACCTAATCTAGATGCATCTTGTGCAAGTCTAGCCATTTGTTCTTGAGCTTTAACTTGACCATCAACGTCTCCTGCTTCAATAGCTACTTTTAATGATTGCCTTGCAGCATCCATATTAGTTGTAACTCTTGATTCAAACTCTTTTACATAAGATTTATCTAAAGTAGAAAGTTTAGATTCTAATCTATCCTTATCTTGTTTAGCTGCTTGAGCATATTGAACAGCTTCTTCTCTCTGTCTTTCTGCTTCTCGCATTTTACGAGTTAATTTAGCAATACGTTTTTGAACGCCATCACTATATTCTTTTAACTCATCTTTATCTTCTTTTTTATCGAGTTTAGTTTCTCTTTCGTTTTCAAAAGATTTATCTACATCTGATGTAGATTCAGGTACTTGTTCTACCTCAATCTTTTCTTCTACAACTTCCTCTTGTTTTACCGGTTCTCCTTTATCATCAAAATCAATATCTGCGCCAACTGTTTCGCCAACGTTTACTAATTCTTCTGATGATTTTTTTTCTTCTTTTTCTGGCATAGTTCCTTCCTATGTTATTATATTAAATGAAGAATCGATTCTGGATCTGAAACAGTTCCTAGAACTTCATCATCGTTAAGTATTCGCACTTCTCCACCTTCTATTGGTAGTCTTGCGCCTGCATATCTTGCAAAGATCACCCAATCTCCTTTTTTGCACCAAGGTTCACCAAATTTATCTTTGTCCTTGTATGCTAAATCTCCCATCTTTAAAACATAACCACATGTTGTAGCTATTCGTGCTTTATCTAAAGATTCTTGAGAAAATAATATTCCACCCTTTGTTTTTTCTTTTGGTGTAAAAGGTAGAACTAAAATTCTATAACCCATAGGCACAGGTAGTTGATCTACTGTTTCTGTTCCTATGTTGTCTGGATGTAAAGGCTCTGTGGCCTCACCTATATTTCTTTTTTCTTCTTCGTATTTTTCTTGAAGTGCTAATTTAATTTTTGGTGTGTCTGTCTTTTCCGTTTCCGATGTCGATAACGTTTCCTTGCTCATCTTTTTGCTCCTTTGGTTTTAGCAGGTTAGAGATTTCCTGTAATGTTAATTGTATAGCGTGTGCTTGACCTACTAGATATCTATATTTTTCCATATTGTCAACCCCACCCATTAAAAGTGAGTCACCTATTTTTTGTAAATTCTCACCTAAATGTTTTTGTAACTTAGTTACTATTGTCATGTCATCCATGATTACTCTTCTCCTTGTTGTTCTCGAAACTCTTCTAACACTTCTAATTTTTCTTCTGCGTTAGCAATAGTTTCTATTAATTTATCTATTTCATCAATATGTTGAGGATGTTCTCCTATTCCCACAGATTTTTCTAAATAGATTTTCATAGTTGCGTCAGCTTCAGCAATCTTTGCTTCGTACCGAGCTTCTAATGCTTTTAAAATGGCCTCTTTCATACAGGCAATTAATTAAACGTGGATTTTTTTACAAATTTTACATAGTCTAACATTAGCAGTTACATTAGCTACAGAAACTAAATCTGTATCTTTGCATTTACTAAATAATCTATGTATTACTTTTTTAATTAATTGAATCATTACTTTTTAAAACCTTTTAAAGTTTTAGCAAGTCTTGCTCTTTGTCCTAACTTGCCACCTTTTTTTGCAGCTGCATTTAATTTTTTAGCTGGAATCTTTTGACCTTTTTTAACACCTAAAGATTTTCTTAATGATCCTGGTTTCTTAATAGCTTTTTGAATCCAATTACCATCTTTGTAACCTTTACGAACTTTTGTAGATTTAGGGTTTGCAGATGTAGAATTAAAAAATTGTGGCATCTAGTCTTTCATAGAAATCATGAAAGTAGGTCTGTCTCTCATAACTCTACCTTGACCTCTACCCATTACTGAACCACCAGTAGCGTGTCTAGCTCTTTCTCTAACGTCAGCTCTAGATCTTTTTTTAATAAAAGGAGTAGTTTTTTTCTTTTTTTTAATCCAATCACTTCCAGTAGTTCCAGAATCTTTTTTCTTTTTTTGAATCCAAGGAGTAGTTTTTTTCTTTTTTTGAATCCATTTATTACCTGTAGAACCACCGTCAGCTTTAAGTTCTCTTACGATTCTTTTCTTTTCATCTTTAAGATTTCTTTTGCCTTTTCCAGTATATGCTTTTTCTGCATCTACTCTTCCAAGTTCTTCAAGTCTATTCATTCTGCTTGTGTTAGCCATTATACTACCTGTTTATCTTTCCGCTTTTTTTAGCTTTAGAACCAAATCTTCCATAAGATTCATCTCTGCTAGCTTTTAACTGTGCAGGAGTTCTTTTCTTTTTGATTCTCATAGCGATAGATTCATCTTTTCTATCTTTGTAACCTTGTTTTTTTTTCACACTTCCTCCTTTTTTCATTCCAGACTTTGCGTATGGAAATCTTACATTTGATCTTACTCCGTTTTGTCTCATAATATTTTCTCCTACTTAACTTTACTATAACTTATCCTAATAGACAAGTCTATTTTTTTCCAGCTCCATTCCTGAAGATCTGAGTTCCCTTTATACCAAAAACGCTCGCCACGACCAAAATCCACAAATTAGTGAACCATGTCGGCAGTGATTGGAAATGCTCAAAAAAGATTTTTATCTTGTCCATAGCGGCTGGATCTTCTGACCAAACCCCATATGCAAGCACCAAAATGGGCAATGTGAGGATCGCCAAAATTACCTCGTCCTTATAATCTGTTTGACGGGCTTCTAATAGTTTTCCCTGGTAAGCTTCCTCACCACGAGCTTGTCGCTCGGCGTGCAATAGCTGTGCATCAGACATTGCAACTTTCGCTCTCTGCTTATTAGCATAAATTTTACTTCCAGCAGAAACGGCTAATTTAATTGCCGATAACCACATACTAGTACCAAGTAGCTTTAACTGGTTTTTTATCAGCTCTCATTCTTCTAGTTCCTTTTACAGTAACTGTCTGAGATTCTGTTATGTTAGGCACATCTTTAGAAATGTTAACGCCACCTGTTTGGTATCCGTCTTTGCCAACACCTAATTCTTTTGTAACTTTAGGTTCTTTGACCATCATTGCGCCTTTTTGCCAATCTTTATCCATAGTTTTCTCCTTAATTGTTAATATACTTAATTTTTCTTAAAGTTTCTACCAAAATCGTGTCTTTTACTTCGGTCAGCCATTTGTTGTCTCTCTAAAGCAGCGTCTGCAGACATAATTTGTTTAGTTAGCGAAGTATCAGCTCTTAATTCAGCTAATTCTTCGTTTTGTTCTTGCTTATCTTCGAATTGAGCTTGATTTTGTATAGCTTTCATAGTGTCTAAACTAATTCTGCCTTGATCATAGTCTTTTTTAGCTTCATCCGCTTTTGCTTTTAGGTCTAATTCTCTAGATTTTAGTTTAATTAGAGGATCACTACCTAATTCGTTAACAATTTTTTCTTCTTCAGCCATATAATCTTTAACCATTTCAGCAATTAAGACAGCTTTTCTTGCATTGATAGTATTTGTTAGCTGAGTAACTTGTTGAATCAGTTGTTGATTTTGTGGTTGTTGTTGTAACATCTGTTGCATTTGTTGTGCTTGTGCTAATTCTTCTTGGAACTCTAATTGAATTTGTTCTTGGGCCATTAAACTAATTCGTTCCAATATATTTTTTTGTAATGCACCCATAATCGCAGGTGAATTTTGTACCATGTTAGATTGCATAAAGTTTAAGTGAGAATCAATGTGTGCTTTATGGTCTTGACCTGGAAACGCTTGAAAAGGTTTCATACCCATTGCTGCAATTTCTTCAAGTGCAGGGTCAATAGGTTGAGGTTGTTGTGGTGGAGGTAATATAGCATTGATGTTTTTAACTCCAACCGCTTCATACATAGATCTATACGCTTGGTATAGATCATGTATCTGAGGATTCGATTGCGCTAATTGTAATTCCATTTGCGCCATAGAAATTCTTTGTGTTTGAGAAAATATATTAGGATCAGCCACAGGAAGTATATCTACTTTGTCATCAAAGTCTGCAACTTTAACTTGTCTAGTAGCACCAGGAACATCATAAGGATATTCTGGTGGTAAGTAAGTTTTAAATACTTCTGCTAATAATTTAAATTCTGTTTTAAGACCAACGTATAATCTTTTGTGGATCGCTGACATTACTCTTGATCCTCTTTCTAATAATGCAACTGTAGTACCAACCGCGGCTTGTTGATTCATATCTCCAACTTGTGCGTCTGCAATACTTGCAAATCTTTGGCCAGCTTGAACAACTACTCCCATTAATTGAAGTAAAGTTTGATCTGGTCCTTTAAATGGTAATTGCATAAATTGATCTTTGATGTTTCCACCAGGTGCATCTACATCTCTAAATTCACCGGGTTGTAATGGTTGTGCATCATCTCTAATTCTAATTCCTCTAGTTTTAAAACCAGCAGGTAAATTAGCTAAAGTTCCTGCATCTAATAATTGTCTTAATGCAGAAGTTGCTGTTCTAGTTAAACCACCAATCATGTGGATTAAACCAAAACCATAAAAACCTGTACCTGGTAAAAATTTATATTGTACAAAGTATTTTATTTTTTCTTTAGTTGGATCATCCGGTGTGTAATTTCTTCTAATAGATAAAATTTCATTAGTAGATTCTAAAATAGTTACAATGTAAGGAAGTTTAATTCCAGTTGGCTCACCATCTTGACCCATGTCTTCGAAACCTTCTAAATCTAAATCAACATGCATTTCTAAAATTACAAATTGATCTTGTTGATTTCCATCTTTAGAAATTCCTTCTAATCTTCTCTCTGCATCTTTAACTTGATTTTCTACAACAGGTGGTTGACCTAATTCTATATCTTTATAAAAACCAGAAACTTGTTGTTTTCTAATTTCATTTTCTGACATTCTTAAAACATGAACAATTGCTTCTGCATCTTCTAATGAGTTTGCAGAATAAGGAACAATTAAATCATCTGCTTGCACAAATTTAGAAACAGCTCTACCTAAAAGGTCGTCATAATAAACTTTCTTAAAGGTAGAACCGGACAGGGGCAAATAGAAAAGCATTTGATCAAATTCAGGTTCATATTCTGGCATTTGATCCATAATTTGATAATTCATAAAATCTTTTACTCTGTGAGCTTGATCTTGTTTTTGATTTGTAACGTCACCTAAAATTTGTGCACGTACGGGACCATCAGCTGGTAATAATTCTTTGTAAGCTTGTGCTTGAAATTGTGTAACCGCTTCAGCAAGTACAGGGTGATTAACACCTGATGCACCTCTAAAAGGTTCTGTTCGTCTTTCGTATTTAAATCCTAAAAGATTTAAACCTTCTCTGTAAGTGTCTTCCCAGTCACCTCTAGATTCTTTGTATTCTGTATATTTGTCAAAAAGATTTGTACCAAGTTCTGCTAGGTACTGATCGTCCATAACTTCTGCTAAGTTTGAAAAATGTTCATTGGTTTGTAGTGTTCCCGGAGCGTTAGGGTCAAAATTTACTTCTGCCCCACCGTCTTCATCCATAGTAACATTGACATCTTCAGTAGTTGTTACTTCTTCATTATTTGGAAGAAGAACTTCTTTTTCTTGAAAAATTTCGTCTTTAACTATTTCGTTGGGTAATGCGTCTTCTATTTTTGCCATATCTCTTTCCTGTTAATTATTTCACACCTCATCTGAGCCGTAAATTATACTGTATAATCCTTGTGGTTGCAATGGCTTTTCTTCTGGCTCTTCTTCAACCATGCTTTCAATCCCGTATTTATAATATGGACCCATTTGACTTTTTAGATATTTTTGTCTAGCTTTTTCTATTTCATCTCTAGATGCGGGGAGGTCCATATAATCTACCATACTCATGTTCGCTCCTATTCCAACATCAAAATCTCTATTAGCAATATTTCTTAACTTTTGTGATTTAGGCATCGCTGCTAAATTTTTTTCTAAAGCATCTCTTGCAAAAGTAAGTTCATAAGGAGTTTCAAATTTTGTTTCTTTTCCTAAAGCTTTATCTTTTAAATAATCTACACCCCCTATTGCTAACCCAGGTAAGTTTAAAACACCTTCACCAAATCTTTTAATCATATATTCTGTAGCATCAGATCCACTAGCACCTTTATCTATAGCTGTTGAAAAATCATAAGCAGCAAACATAGGATCTAAAACAACTGCAGCTTTACCTGCACCTCTTAAAAATTTTCCACCTACTTCCATAACTCTAGCCATAGATTGTCTTACGGCTGGTGGTAAGTCTATTCCTGCTTCTGCAAAATCCATAAAACCGGCAAAGCTGTTTAATTTAAATCCTTTTGAAGCCGCGTGCTTTTGAACAACTTTAATATCGTCTTTAACAACATCTTCTACTTTTTTTAAACCAACAAAATCTTCTGCTTTTTTTAAAAATTTAGCTTTATCTTTTTCTTTTATTTGACCTGCTTCAGCTGCTTCTTCAACTACTTGAGTTGCTAAATTTGCTTTTATAGTTGCATCTTCCACACTTCCTGGAAATCTTAAATCTGCTCTAGTACCTCGAGCGTATTCTCCACCTGGTTGAAGTGAACGCGAATATCGAATCTCTGACATAGGTTTATCAATAATGCCCATGCCTAATTGTTTAGTTACATTGTCTGTTATGACAGATCCTTTTTTAATAGAAAGATCTGTAGGATTTATAGTTATAGGTTTTAATCTTTCTCTAAAAGGAGATTCATTTATTGTCTTTATTATTTTATCATTGTTTAAAAATATTTGTTTAGATAAACTTTCGGGAATGGTTTTTAATTTTTTAGCTTTGTTGTATAATCTTAATTGTTCTTTATATAATGGTGTTAAAGAATTTTCTAAAGCTTTTATTTGTCTTTTATTTACATCTCCAAAATCTAATCCTAAATCAGAAGGATCTAATTTAGAACTTAATTTTTTTAGTTGATTAATACTAGTTCTATGAGCCATGTCTAATGGAAGTATTTTTTTACCTGTTTTTGTTTTTATAGGTTTTATTCCTATATATCTTTGCATCGCTCTTTTATAATTATCTAAATGATCTTCGTATTGAGTTGAACCTATTTGTGTTAATGTCTTTTTTCTTTTTTTTCTAACTTGGCGATCTGCTTCACCTTTTTTTAAAGGAGGCGGTCTTTTTATACCTGCCTTACTTAAAGCTTTATTTAAAATAGATATATCTAGTCTTTTTTGAGTATTTACTAATTTACGACCTGTTTTTTCTGCATACTTACTTTTTCCTGTTCTATAAAGACCATGTTTTTTCATAAATTTATGAACTTCTCCAGTGGCTCCAATTCCTCCTGTCATCATCTTTCTTTTTTGGGGTATGGATAATTTTCTATAAGCTTTAACAGCCGCGTTTAATTTTTTTTGATATGCAGCATCATGAACTCTTCCTTGTTGAAAAACAAATCTTTTGTTGTATTTAGGATTCTCGAGTATCAATCCATGAACAGTTTTATAATCTATATCTGGCATCGGTACACCATTCTCATAGTAAAATTTTTTACCTTTTAATTGTTTGTTTATCGCTTCAGCTAATTGAACACTGTTTGTAAGAATTTTTCCTGTTTTACCTTTAAGAAGTTTATCCAAAAAATCGTTAATAAATTTATATTTAGGATTAGTGTCTTTATACCGCTTATAAACTTTTCCACCTTTTTTATAACCCTGTCTCATCGCTTCTCTAACAGCTTCACCAAAGTCATAGCCGTCATCCATAAGCTCTTTTACTTTTGCACTGAATGCTGCATCGCCGGAACCGTTAGTCGATCCGCCGTCCGCGAATGAGCCAGCTCGTTTATATCTTAGGTATTCTTCAAACGACATTTGATCAGCATAATTTTTCATCCAATCTAGCTTATCTTTACCGTAGTACTCTTCTGCTAGACCGCCGTCCGCGAATGTTTTTTTATATCCTACAAAAAACTTAGGCTTTTTATTGTCAAGGTCATATTTAGCATAACCACCAAAACCTTCGCCATCTTTGTTAATACCTATTCCAACTTGTCTATTAATGTTGCTTGGGTTGTCTTCTAAAAAGATTTGATTGTCGTTGTATTCTATGTTGTCTCTAAATTTATTGTATGCGCCATCTACTAAAAAATTTACATTCTCTGTAATAGGAAATTCTGCACTACCTTGTAGGTTAATTGTTTCTTTATCAGAAGTAATGCCTTCCGGTGCGCCTTCAATTTGTTGTTTACCAGTTTTACTACCTGATCCGGTAACTTTAACTTTTGACTTACCTAAGTTGTTAATGATATCTGTAAATAAAGTTTCAGCCACTAGCGTCTCCGTAGACTAACTAACCCGCCGTCGAAGTAACTTCTTATTCTTCCACCTTTAGCACCTCTGTGTCTAGCTACAGCTCTGTCATAAGTGGCTTGGTTAGCTTTATCATACGCTTCTACAGAACCATGACCTCCCCAAGAACCACCTCCGTCTCCACCTTTATTATCTTGAATAGTTTTCTTTGTTATAATTTCTTTCTTTTTATCTTCCTTCTTTTTCTCGTTATCTAAATAAGTTTGAAGTTCTTTTTCCGCTCTTGCTATTTTAGCTTTTTGAA